GTCCTGGACTCTGAGAAAGATACGGCAACGGTCAATGGCCAGGAGGTCTCAGGACCGTTGGAGATTTGGACGGAATCCCAGGTCCGTGAGGTAAGTTTTGTAGCGTTGGGGGCCGACGGCGATACTGCCGCCATTGCCCTAAACCTGCAGGAGTTGGATAAGGTCCCTGTCTCGTTTGAGAGGGCCGAAAAATTAATAGAGGAGGCTAAAAATATGCCAGAGCTGACTATCGAAAAGCTCATGAGTGAAGCCCCGGCCCTCGTTGCAGAAATCCGGGCGGCTGCCGCTGAAGGCGGTCTTCGAGAGGGGCGGGAACTTGGAATCCAAGATGAACGGTCCCGGGTGCTAAAAATTATCCAGGCCGATGGTGACCGGGAACTGACCTTGGCCGCAGTGGAAGACGGCAGCACGGTGGAAACCGCTTTTAGTCTATTTTTGCAGGCTGAAAAGGACCGGAAAACCGCCGCCCTGGAAAAAATGCGCCAGGAAGCCCCGGTCAGTATGGGGCAGGGCCAGCCGGATAAGGTTACCGGTGATTTTGAGGGCAAGGTCAAGGAAATCATGGCCGGCGAGTCAAAAAGCCGGGCTGAGGCAATCAAACTTGCCGCCGGCCGGTTTCCCGACTTGCACCAGGCTTATATCGACCGGATTAACCCGGCCTAAGGAGGAATGTAAATGCAAACTGAAGGTTATGCAACTTTTTTAGCCAATGGGGCTGTGACCAATAAGGCCCACGTTAAATTTTCGGCTGGCACGGTTACCGATCCGCCCCAGGTAGAGCTGGCCGGTCTTGGAGAATATGGCATTGGTATTGCTCAATTTGCTGTGGCCACCGGTGAACTGGTTACTGTCAAACTTTGGAATGACTCCGGAACTTTTGAGTGCATGGCGGCCAAAGTTATTGCTGAGGCTGCCGTGGTGTATGCGGCGGCCAGTGGGAAGGTTTCTGATGCTAGCTCTGGTAGTGCTCTTGGTTTCGCCAAACAGGCGGCCAGTGGCAATGGTTCGCTCATTGAAATTGTCCGCTATCCGGTAGTATCCACTACGGCGGCTACTGTATCTATTGCCGACTCCGGTAATATTATCACCGGGGTTACCGCTGAGGCGGCCCTGGCGGAAATCATGGTTGGGGTTAAAACCGCGCAATACGCTCTCTATCCGCAGAGTATAACCCTGGAAACCGGGGCGCCGACGCTGGTGTTCGCTAACGGCGTCTCAGATGGTTTCACCCAACTCACCAACAAAGAAGTAGCTCTGCGGTGGAATAACGGCGGCAATCCAACCAAGTTGGCGGCCACCTTTGTAATCCCGCCTGATTTAGACCCGGCCGCCGATATGGTTATCCATTTTCTTGGCGCCATTATCAAGGCGGGCGGCGCTGAGGCTGATTCGCCGACCATTACCTGTGAGGCCTACTTCTCTGCCGCCGGTGCGGCCATGCTGGCCGACACGAACTGCGGCGGCGTCTCCGGCGAGTTTCTAACCGCGGCTACCAATACCTGGCAAGAAAAAACCCGGGCTATCGCCCTGGCGGATATCCCTGCCGCCGCTTCTGTGTTGACGCTGATCTTCAATCCCACGGACGGCGAATTGGGTACCGATGATTTCGCCCTGGCCGGTCTCTGGATTGAAGGCACCCGTAAATGTCTAACCTCATAACCTGGCGCTTTAGGAGGATATAACCCATGCCCAGACCATCTTCTTCGACCACGGTGCAACGGCCTGACCTTGGCGCTATCGCTTATGAGGCTATGCTGTCTCCCAGCGATTTCATCGCCGATGCTGTTTTGCCTGTTTTTGAGACTCCGGAACAGTCCGGAGATTATCCCAAAATCAAAGTTGAACAATTTTTGAAAACCACTGACACTCGCCGGGCGCCTCGGGGTCCGTATTCCCGGGATGACTGGGAATTTGACACCGGGACCTATTCTTGTGAAGACCATGGCCATGAAGAGCCGGTAGACGATGTTGAGGCCCGTCTGTATGCCCGTTTTTTCGACGCCGAAGCCGTCGCTGTGGAACGGGCTGTCCATAAAATCAGGTTGGCCCGTGAAGTGCGAGTTGCGGCCATGATTTTCAACACCGGCAATATTACCCTGACCGGTGCCGTGACCACTGAATGGGATACCCTGGCCACCTGCACGCCGAAAGCCGACGTGAAGACGGCCGTGGATGCCCTCCGGGCCGCCCGGGGCATTATGCCCAACGCCGCGGTTATGAGCTACAAGGTTTTCCAAAATGTGCTGATGTCCACCGAACTCCGGACCTATCTCCAATACACCAGTCCTCATCTGATCGAGACTGAGCAGGCCCAGCTTGACATGCTGGCAAAGTATTTCGGTCTTTCTCGTGTGATTGTGGGCCGGGCCATTAAGGACAGCGCCGATAAGGGACTGACTGCCAGCTTGGGCGATGTCTGGGATGATGAGTATGTGCTTATCGCCCGCCTGGCCGGGACGGCTCGGGACCTGAAAGAACCGTGCCTGGGCCGGACCTTCCTTTGGACCGGTGACAGCCCGCAGATTCTCATGACTGAGCAGTATCGGGAAGAGCAGCGGCGGAGCAATATTTACCGGGTGCGCAACAACGTTGACGAAGCTCTGGTATATGCCGGGGCCGGATATTTACTCAGCAACATTACCACCTAAAAAAGGTGAACGATAGCCATGAACAATCCCCTCGGCCAAAATCTGTATGTCACGGGCTGGTGTGTTGAGTGCGATCTTTCTCCACAGGGAGTGGAGGCGGCTTTGACTCACCTGGTGGAGCAGATACGGATGGACACCGGGGGGCTTCCCGCCCAGGTCTGGAAATTCCCGGTAGCCGGCAAGGGCGGCACCGGGGTGACGGCGGTGCAGCCGCTGGTGGAAAGCTTCAACCTGGGCTACCGGCCGGCCGGAGCAGCGATCGGTGATACCTGGACGGATCATAACCACTGTTTTTTTGTCATAGCCAGTTGTCGGCCATACGATATTCGCACGGTCGGCGACTGGCTTCACGCTTTTATAGGGCGGGTGATTAGCTTCGGAAATTTTGATCTGGCGGGAGTGCAATAGATGCAACCACCGGGGCCTGCAGCCTGCTTAACTGATTATCTGTGGTTTATCTCTTTGGGGGCCATCTCTTTGGTTGGTTATCTTCTCTGGTATTTTATGAAAAAGGGAGTGATTGAACGCCTGGATGACCATACCAAAAAACTTGAAGAGTTTTTGCAAGCACTTTCAGACTTTCAAGTTTCTATGCTGAAAGAATTTATTCCCAGGTCAGATTACAACCAACTGCTCGTGGTTCGGCAGGAAGCTCACAAGATTATTAATGGCAGACTTCAGACGGTGGAGCAAACAAATAGCAGAATTGAAAATAAAATAGATACTTTTCACGATGACATGCGCAACAAAATGAATCGGTTATCAAAAACATTTGTTTTCCGGGACGCCGTTATCTCGATGAGACTTGACAACCTCAGCGACAAAATTGGGGTAGACAAGTGGACCAAGGAAAATGAATTGGCTTTAGCCGCCAACCTTAAAGAGCAGCTCAACGCTGATGACGTGATATGAAAGTAATCCTTGGCATACTGCTCGGCCTGGCGGTCCTGGTGGCCATTCTATATCAGTTGGCACGATCTATTTTTGAAGATAATGATCCCTGGGGGCACTAATGAAAGAATTCCTCAAATGTTTCCTTGAAGGGTATGTAACCTACGCAATCGGTATTCTGATAATTTTATTAGGGGTCTATCAGTTTTTCAAAAATGACTGCAACTCCGGCCTAGCGACAATCCTGATGGGCGCTGGTTTCATGGGAGTCAGGCGGGCGATTGAGAATAAATAAGGGGTAGCGTGTGATCTATAAAGTCGGCAGCCGAGGCGAAGCGGTCAAGCAGATTCAGAACAAGCTTGGGATTAAAGTTGACGGGTATTTTGGCCCTCAAACCAGGAAATATGTCATCCTTTTTCAGCAAACCCATAAGCTGTCCGCCGACGGCATTATCGGGGCTTTAACCTGGCAGGCGCTTTTCGGCACGGCGATCCCGACGCCCGTGACTCCGGCAGTCTTTTATCAATCCGAGCTGATGAACCTGTTCGGCGATCCTCATGAGTCTTCTTTCCGTTATCAGTGGATCGTGCCGGCAACGGTCCACCGCTGGAAATTTGAGTGCCACAAGCTCATGGTTGGCCCGCTGCAAAAGGCTGTAGAGAACCTAAATGCTGCAGGCCTGATCCAGGAATGGCATACCTATGATGGCTGCTGGGTCGTGCGCTACATGCGGGGATCGAGCCAACTGTCTATCCACTCTTGGGGGCTGGCGATAGATATTAATGCGGCTGAAAATCCTTTTAACTCGCCCAATTTCGCTATGACCGAGGCTTTTGCCAAGTGCTGGAAAGATGCAGGGTTCATTTGGGGCGGCGATTGGTCGAGTCCTGTTGACGCCATGCACATGCAGATACCGAGGATAGGCTAATGGTCACCAGAAAACTTGGCAAAAAAAGAGCTATTTACGATCAGCGGACTCTGCGGCTTTCGCAATATTTGGTGAAAGAAGAACTGCCGCCACTGCCGGCCTCGATGAATTTATATCAGAAAGTAAGCAAGTTCGGCATGCAAGGAAACGACGAATACGGTAACTGTGTGGTTGTCGGTATGGCCCATGCTATCCAGACCTGGAGCGCCAACGCTGCCAGGGAACAGATTATCCCCAAGGAAAAAGTTATTGACACCTACCTGGATGCCACTGGTGGAGATGATAATGGCCTGGTGGTCCTCGACTTCCTGAAATTCTGGCGCAAGAATCCACTGTGGGGACATCCTCTGGGAGCTTTTGTGGCTCTGAATCCCCGGAGTATGCGTCAACTGTCCTATGCCTGTTATTTGTTTGGCGGGGTTATTCTTGGGGTAGCCCTCCCGGAATATATCGAAGATGCCAAAGTATGGGATCTGCCCGATGCTGCCACCAGGGGTGATACCGAGCCGGGGTCATGGGGCGGTCATTGTGTCCACCTGGGGGCGTATGGCCAGGCCAGGAGATTCTTGATTTCGACCTGGGATGAAAAGATGCCAACCACTGCCGGATTTGTCAATGCTTATGCGGATGAGGCTTATGCTCTTTTGTCCCTCGATTGGTTTACCAAAGACCACAAGACACCGACCGGTTTTGACTGGAAAAAGTTGCGGGCGGACCTGGACCGGATTGCGAGAGGATAGATGCAGGAATCGCGCTGGACATACAACAGGCCGTTAAAACCGAGGGAAATATCTCACCGGATCGGAACCGCTGTCTGTATGTGCGGCCATGAATGGACGGCTTGTGTGCCAGTTAATACTCATCAGTTGGAGTGCCCGGAGTGCCATGAAATGACAGGGAGGCTTAAAATATCATGTTAACCTGCCAGACATGCGGCAAAGAGTTTGGCTTAAACGATTCGATTGCACCGAACGGCTCCAGGGTGGCCGGGGTGACATACCGGCAAGGCAGGCCCACGGAATATATTAACGTCTGGTGTCCGCATTGCCGGGCTGAACAGACCAAAGGAGTTTTGCAATGAACATAAAAGACATTATCAAAGCCAAATTGACGGTTGTTTTGATTCTTGCCATGGTTGTTTTGGGTTGCGCTGGGTTACAAACCACTGCCGGTAAAATCTGTAACCCCACCGCTGATGAAAAGGCCACCGCCGACACGATGCTGGCGGCCATCGATGCGGCTCAAATAGCCTTGGGTATATTCGTGCCTACTGCCGACATTATCCAGGCCAGCACAGTTCTGAAAACCATCCGGGCCGGGGGATGTTTTTTCTTGGCAGAGCTAAATGAGGTTTTCAAGGTGGTTGATGGCCTGAACACTAAAAAGGCTATGCTGATCAAACGTGGGACCGGGCCGGTGGTTTTGCCGCAGTATGTAGAACTGAGAAAGTTTATTCAGTGAGGATCCAATGGCAGAATTAATTCAATATCAGTTGAGCGGTGATGCCAACCTTAAATTGGACGGGGTAGTTATTTACCCTCCTAAATATGCCAAC